CCGGTGCGTAATTGCAATTCCGAGGCTTTCCATTGTCGTCTTTGTGTCGGCCCTCAACAACGCACCGACGTTGAACTTAAAGTAGTAGCCTCTCCTGCGCTCGCTTGTGGTTAGCAGTTTTGCATCGCATTCCTGCTCCCACTTACAAAGCCAACGCATCAAGCAACTTGACAAATAAGATAGATTCTTCTGTTCAAGGCTGTTGTAACTCACAGAGCTGTCATCACCTAGGATTTGCTCAAGGCAAAACCAAAGGGCAGCCTCTTGCCTTTGGAAACGTCGCTGCTCGATGAACTGGGCATCAGAGTTTGACATTTGAAGCACCTGCGCTTTAACTCCTTCTCGAAGCAGGCCCGTCTTGCCAGCGTTCTCCTCGCCGTCGTGGTGCGATCTAAACCACTCCAGGAACTCGCTGGCTTTCGCCTCTTCCCGTAGCAACCCAGGAGGTGCCTCCAGCATCAGCCCGCCAGAATATCCCTTACGAATCTGATTTCCAGAACGCTTCTCTGAGTCAACGCCGAGGCCCCACGACTGCGCGGCAATTGTGATAAGCGACTTCCCAACAACACCATCAAACCCAAGACCAGGAATGTGCAGAACCTGAGAGTCTGGGATTAAAACAGTCTCCTCGGCGTTTTGTCGCATGTCAGTTAAAAGATCAAACCTGTCGTCCCTCGAAGGCTTGCAGGCATGCCATTTCTCACCGTCAACCATTCCAGTGACAGTTCTGTCTGGCATCAGCGGAATGAGTTCCTTTGGTACGCCATTCTCCTCATAAATAAACGCCCTGCCATTCCCCCACAAAAGGCAATGGCAAGTCAGTTGCTCTCTGAATGTGAACGGAGTTTGGTAGGCGTTTGGCTGCTCTTTTACCAAGACATGCCCTGGGTGGTCAGAAACAATCTTGTTATTTCTGCCGGTCATTTTGTGGACGCTCAGCGGAAGCTGGGCAACGTGACCAGTGATCTTGCTCACTGCGTGCCAAACAGGGGCGTAAGTAATTGCTCGCTCAGCCGACATCGCGACAGAACTTTCATCGCCTCCGCGAAGATAGTCGACAAGCCATTTAAGTGGATTTGCAAGTCCAGACATTTATGGTTTCCTAAAAAACAGCAAGGTTCCCAACCGGTCGCTCGGGCTGACGAGAACAACTACGATACGCCATGACCGCCGCAACAACAGGATCGATCTTTTCTGAACTCGATGCCTTATCAAGCATGTAAAGATCCTGACGATTCCTTGCCACAATCGCATTCCCCATGCACCATCTAAGAAGTTTGGAGTCCTCAAAGACAATCCGCCCTTCCTCCATCAGCTGGATAAAATCCCTGATCGGCTCATTAAAGCTTGAAAAGTTCTGGGACATTCGGTAAGCCACAAAACCGCATCTAGCAAGGTTCTCGCCAAGTTGCTGCCCATTGTACGGGTCGTAAGCGACCTCGCGAACTTCAAACCTTTCCATCTGCTCTTTAAGAGAAGACTCAAGGTCTGCAATTGGGTATGTGCTCTTCTGAACCTCGCCCGTATACACCCAGTCAGAAAAAGGCGGTGCTGACAAGTCTCGCTTTGTTTCAGACGAAATGAATGCCCTGGCTTTTATTTCGTAGCGGTAAACTATCTTGCCATTGCTTTCCCCGATTGGGAACCTGGCACACATAGCCCACGCTGCCAGGTCGTCACGAGCGCCGAGGTCGACTCCGCACCCGATAGCATCAGCCTTGCCCCAGTTCGAATGCTCTCCGACGCACCTGTCGAACGTGTCGACACTAAATGCCTTTTCCGTTGAGGATACAATCCGATTTCCATGATACCGGATAAATCGGTTTACCCCGATTGGGGTTTCTTTATCTTCGTTCCACCGCTGACGAAGGAACTCAAGCTTTACAGACACGCCGAGGTTTGGGTTGGCCTTGATCCATGTCTCTTGGTTTCCCGGGTCGTCGTTTTTGTCAAGCTCATAAATTGTCGCAAACAGGCTTTCGTCTTTGTAGTTGCCGCATAGAACATTCACGGCATAGTTATAATTTTCAAGCCACAGGTGCGACTGATCATCTCCAGCGGTTGTAATAATTAAGTGCAGCGGTTGTGTTCTTGCGCCGCTACCAGTCACCATCGTGTCGTAGAACGGCCTTTGGTAGTGTGACCACGAATGCAGCTCATCCATTACGCAAACATGCGGAGACAAGCCGTCGAAAGGCTTGTCGCTCGACACCATCTTTATGTAGCTTTGGTTGTGTCGGTAAGTAATGGTTTCGTGCTTTACGTCGGATATTTTCTTTAGCGTCGGCGACTGAAGCCGCATCCGCTCTGCTTCGCCATAAACAACTTTTGCCTGTTCCTTCTTTGTGGCGGCCAAAAGGATCTGCCCAACAGCCTCAGGCTTACCAGTTTTCGGGTCGATGTCGCCAGCGGCAAAGTAATGGCACAGCCCGGCTGCAATAGAGCTTTTCCCGTTTTTCCTGGCCATCGACCAGTAGACCTTTCGAAACCGTCGAGAATTGTCGTCGTCCCTCAGCCAGCCAGAAATGCACCAGATTGCAAAAGCCTGCCAGTCCTCAAGAATAAACGGCAACCCGGCATACTCTCCTATAGAATGCTTCAGGACCGCTGGAAAAAATTCGCAAACCTTGGCGGCCTTTTTGGGATTGAAGTGATAATGGAAGCCCTGAGTAGACTGTCTGCCTAGGTCAATGACGTGCCTGTTAACGGCCATCTTCACCGTTTCCGGTGCGATGATCGTTCCATCCAGGACACCATCAATGTACGATTGTACTTTTGCAGCAATTCCGCTAGCTATCATCAGCCTCAAGCCATTGCTCAAATGGATCTTTTTCTTCGACGTTGTTCACACACAATCTGGACCTGTCGCTTGGCGTCAACCCGAACAGTGAAAGACATCGCATGATTCTGTCCGAGCAGTTGCGATAGATGGCGAATTCAGGTCTGGCCATCGGCTTTCCGTTGTCAAGTGTCACGGTTACGCCACCCTCTGACATAGTGGCAATCGCTTCATCTCTCATGATGTGATCGATGCACAATTGCTCCAAAAGCCTGGCATCACAGACAGCCATCACCCCAAGCTCTTCCAGCCGGTCGCAATACTCATTCCAGTAAAGCATCGCGGTCTCATTTGACAAAATGAAATGCGTAGGTTCAGGACGACCTTTTGCTGGCTTTGGTTCGAGCGGGTTTCTTCGCTGCGGGTCCTTTTGATAGTACCCGGAAGCTTCTTTTACTGCTGTTGCGTACGGCTTTCTTCCTTTAGTCATTTCTCAGCTCTCCATTGATTTTTCGTAGTTTTGCTGCGACCATCTTTTGGTTTCCATCCCAAGCTCTATTTTGTATTCAAGTTCTTCATGATGTTGCTTGCACAAGGCCAGCCAGTTCCCTTCGTTCATTGCCAGTTCTGGTCGACTTCGTATCGGGTGTATGTGATGCATTTCCTTACTAGGAAGGGCACCAACCACCCCATAAACCATCACACATCTTTCGCACAGTGGCTTGATCGTCCTGTACAACTCGCTTGCGATTTTGTGCCCTCTACCATACCCGCGATCCTTTGTCTTTTTGTTGTGTGGCTTGGGAGGATTGCATTTCACGCAAATGTCGTCAACTATTTGCCCACACCTGCATAGCCTCGGCATCTTTCTTTCCTAGTGTACTTTTTTTGTTTTCGAATTCTTCCTCACTAGCCTCACGCACACCGTAGCCTTTGCTTGTTGCCATGAACGTCGCCAGGAAGTGCTTGTCGATTTTTGATTCGTCGATGGAAATAAGCACATAATCGCCGTCGACAACAGTTCCGATAATCGGCCAAACAAAAAAATCCGGGGCTTCAACAACAAGCAAAAGACAGAATGCGTTGTGTGCAGTCCGTTGCATTTTTAAGTATTTCATCCAAGTCCTCCGCTACTTCCTCTTGCTTGCATGTATTGCTCACCTGTAATTTCTTCAACCCCAGCAAGCAAAGCTTCTGAGATTATGCTTTCCCAAAAAGGACCGTCGGTATGATGCGGCCCCAAAGCAATGTACGTCCATCCGTCAGCAGTAAAATCACCTTCAATTGGCCACGGCTCAGCCGCCATGCCGTTCGGCTGACCGAGCAGAAACATAACCTGCTGTCTTAGTTGCTGCGAAAGAACTGAGTCGCTTCTGAAATACCTCATAATGCGACACCCCACTTGCTTGACAAATAACTCTCGACTTTTGCTGTGTCGGAATCGCTAAGCACTGCGTTGTAGATAATAAGCTCAGCAAGTTGACCATCGTGAAAATGGTCTGGCGTGTTGTTCGTGTCACCTTCTCTGGCCCCAGCCACCATTCGGTAGCTTCCCGCGCCAAGCGACATCCAAGACCCAATCGCCATCGTGCCGTTTCCGTCAGCCAATGTTGACGTCGCTCCGTTTCGGCGGTGGCTAATGGCACTCGTCGACATGCGAGTTGCTTGTATAAAATAGCTGTTCACCGTCTGCGAGGTGGTCCAGACGTTGTAGCTTGACCCAGCTAAGCCACCATCACCAATGCCCATCTGCAACCAAGTTGAGCTTGTGACGACCAAGTTACTAAAGCATGAAGAATAGTCTGGCTGACCAGTTCTGTGAAATGCAAGCCATGCAGCCTGGGTCGTAAGGTCCGACTTCCCAACGACAAAGACAGTCATGGTTTTTGACGAAGCTAATGCATAGCTAAATCCAGTAACCATTGAGTCATTCGATCCGTCGAAGTTCAGTACCTGCCGACCGTTCAACGCTCCAGTGACAACAGTTGGTTGCGAAATGCCTGTTCCCTGGTCAAGGTGATACCCATTCCCGCTTTTGTCTTTCCATCTGGTTACAGTTTGCCCGTTCGTGGCTGGAGTTTCTGGCGATGTCGATGTCAGACACGACGACGAATCGGACGAGTCGTGCCAGGACAATAAATTGCCAATAGACCTCGGTCCGAACGCTCCAACCCCGACAGGAAAGTCTGTGATATGAAACGTCACGACTTCAGCTCCAACCAAATGCTTGCCGCACCACCTGTTGCATTGTTTGTGGTAATGCTGATTGTCCCGCTCGAACTGATCTGCACCAACTCGTCAGCGGTGAAAAAGTTCCAGCCAGTGGCGGCTGTTTTTGTAAGTTTCGTGTATGCGGTGCTATCAACAAGAGACTTGAAAGTGATCGTGTCGCCATTAAATTCTGCCGGGCAATAAAACCCGCCAAAGGCAAACCCTTCCGTGTTCATGTACACAGAAGAACCAGACACGGTGGAAGTTGTCGCACCAGAGGCGAAGTCAAATTTCGTCAAAAGCTGTTGTCGCATTTTAATCTACGTTGTTTCGATTTTTAATTATCATACGCAGCGTAAATGTTTTTGAGAACGCCATGGCCAAGGATCACGTCATTCGCTGTGTTTCTTAGCGACCAGCTATATGACCCAACTGTACTAGTTACAGCCGTCGTAATTGTCACAGTGAACTGGTCGACATTTCTTGAGATGCTTGCGTTAGGGACGACGAGGATGTCCTCCCGAAAGTTATTTTCGACTACAAACTTCAAATCGAGGTTGTCTAGATTGGCCCCGTCGAGATTGATTGTCACGGATGGCTGCTCTTTATAGAAAGTTGTTATCGTCGTCCCCGCTGTCCTGTCTGGGGTCGACCCAGTATACGGAAGGACGTCGAGTTCAATTGAGTCAATTTTGTCATCAATACTATTCGCCGCTGCCGCTCCAGCACTTGGGGCGAGCTTCATTGAATCGCGGATGTCTTGCTGCGTTAGATCGTGGTACTCGCTGATTGTCCCGGTTATCGTGCCGGTAACCACGGTATTCGACATTCTGACAACGCCAGTCCCGCTTTGCATTAGGCTGCCGCGTATGTAGCAGTTGATCAGTTCCAGCGTTCCAGCCAAACAGGCTACTGGCTCAAGCAACCCGCCGATAACAGCATCTTTGATTGTGACTTGCAGTCCTGGCGTTTGTACGATGACATTCGGTGTAGAGATTCTATGTGACTGTATGTTGATGACGCCGCTATCAGTGGCTTCGATCAGAGAGGCCCCACAGGAAATCG